ATTTCACAAGGAGTTACGCTTCTTTTTTTCTTTACTGAAAAGAAAAAAAGAAGCAAAAAAAGAAAAGAACTCGCGTTGCACTTGTACGGTACGGCAATGCATCACACGAAGATTACACGCCAACAAAAATCCCCCGGCGGGGCAAACAGGCGGCTGCTGCCGCCGTAACGCTACCCTTTTCACTCTTGAAATTGGGGCGTAGGGTCAGCGGCGACCCGCCGCTTCTTTACTGAAAAGAAAAAAAGAAGCAAAAAAGAAAAGAGTTCGCGTTGCACTTGTACTGTACGGCAATGCATCACACGAAGATTACACGAAGAATCTTCCACTGATGTAAAATCTTTTGTTTGATGTTGAGAGTTACGTAGGAACCTCTCCACCGCCTAACGGCGGTCCCCCTCCCCTTTCAGGGGAGGCTTTTTCCCTTGTGAATTTTCATCAACAAAAATCTCAGGGTCAGCGGTGGCTTGCTATCCTTGAGCAAGTCTGCCGCCGCCGCAAAGAGAAAGGAATAGAAATGCTGCTGGAATTATTATTGGAACGGCTAAAAGCCGCACTTCGAGTAAAGGGCAACTGGGCGGTTTATGCCGCGTATGATCCCGCACCCTTTGCCAAACGAGAGGAATCCTTCCTCACCGTGGGAATCACTGCACTGGAAACGGAGCAGGCGTTTTCCGACGAAACTTACTGGTATTTTCCATTTTCCGCCGCTGCTCAAGTGCGGCTGCTGACAGCTCCGGAAACGGATGCACAAGTGCTGTATGACCGCTATTGGCAGACAGTAGTTTCCGGTATGCTGTCCGCCGGCTGCACCGTGCAGAAGATTCGCACCGGAGCACCCACGGAGTGGAAACAGTTCCGGAAAATTGCACTGGAGGGCAGCTTTACCCTCTCCGGTGTCTTTCAAATTGCCAAAGAGGAGGTGCTTGCACCATGAGTGGAACATTTCAGGTGGTTTCCCCGCGGGAGTTTCCCGTTCGTCTGGGCAATCTTACTTTTTACGCTGCCGGCTGGAAGCTTTCCGGTACCAGACAGTACGCCCAGCAGGGCGGTGTACAGGGAGCAGGCTATGTGACCAATACCAGCTGCCGTGTCAGACAGTTGGTGCTGGACGGCAAATTCTGCTTCGCAGACAGCCCCGCAGAGGTGGTTCTGGCGTTGGATTCCGCCATACGGGAACGGACACTGTTCGCCTTTGATCTGCGGGATCTGCGGTTTTTCGGCACCAGCTTGGCAGCGTATACGATTTCGGAAACGGCGGCACAGGGCGTGCTGCCCTGTCAGCTGACGCTGATCGCTCCCAACGCCCTGAGCCGTGTGACGGCAGAAACGGAAGGAGGCAACACATGATACAGGTGGTGTTAATTACCAGAACCGGAAAGGCGTACCTTGCAAACGGCATTGCCGCCTTTACGCTGGACAAGGAAGCCTACACGCCCTACAGCCAGCTGACGGCGACGGTGTACGGGAATTTCAGCATACAGCAGTTCGCCGGCATCTATCGGGTACAGCTGCTGCTGGACGGCACGGAACTGCACTTCGGGACAGTGGAAAGGTTCCGGCTGGTGCAGGAAAACGGCACCTCCTATGTGCGGTTTTCCTCCCGCGGGCTGACGGCACTGCTGCTGCAAAATCAGCTGGAGCCAGGGCTGCACACTGCTATGTCGCTGGACAAGCTGATGCAGGATTTCGTGACATTTCCCAAGGAGATCACGTGGGAATCTGACACGGATACCAGCAACTATCTCTTTGTCAAAGAGAGCACCAGCATGTGGGACGGCGTGGCAAACCTGACCTATAAGCTTTGCGGGCGGTATCCCTTTGTGTACCATGCCAACGAAATTCGCATGCACCTGCCGGAAACATACCGGAATTTTTATGTGGGTGCAGACACACTGCTGGGCATGGGCATGACGGCAGACCAGTCCCGCATTTACAGCCGGTTTTCCATGGCAGATGCCGACGGCACCTATGGAAAATTTCAGGAGAACGACCCCAACGCCGCAGCACTGGAACTGGTGCGGACAAAACAGCTGCCGCTGGATCGGCAGTATCTCTACGACCCGCAGCAGGCTCTGGTGTTTCGGCGGAAATTTGCCGGACGGGGATTGGTTTCCTACTATTTCGACCGCATCGGAGCAGTGGCAGCAGATCTGGGCGACCGGATCACCTGCTCCGGCATTATTGAAAACGCTCCCATTACCCATATCCGCATGACCGGCAATCAGAACGGTGTGCGGACGAGGCTGGAAGCGTATCAGGACGAATTTTATCCGGCATAAACGGGAATTTCCGGCAGAAACTGCCGGTTTCCATATAATAAAAACACGTGCCGCAGCAAGCGGCAGAAAGGGAAGGAATTTTATGTATCAGGATCTGAAACTGGAAAAGGGCATGTATCACATCACTGGCAAGAGCTTTTCGGAGGTACTGGAGGGCATGGACCCGTCTGGTGCGTATGCCGAAACACCCCTTGCCGGACTGGACGCGTATGAGCGTCAGCTGAAGCGTTTTGACATTCACGTCAGCGGTTCCCACTGTGACCGCGTGGAGAAGTTCTTCTCCACCACAGACAGTGCGGTGCTGTTTCCGGAGTTTATCCGCCGTGCCATTCGCAGCGGCATGGAACAGTCTGTGCTGTCTGATCTGGTGGCAGTGCACACCATTTCTCCCGCCGGAGAATATCAGCCGGCAGTGCTGACGGACACTACCGCCTATACTACCAAGACCACACAGGGCAATGCCCTGCCCACTGCCTCCTATCTGGAAGCAGCAAACACCGTGCGACTGGACAAGTACGGCCGTTCCATTCACGCTTCCTATGAGGCAGTCCGCCGCCAGCGTCTGGACGCATTCAGTGCGATCCTCCGTGCCGTGGGCGTGCGTCTGTCCAACGGGCTGCTGGGACAGAGCATTTTGTGCATGAAGGAAACCAATGGTTCCCTGATCGACGTTGTCACAGACGGCAAGCTGACTTATGCCGATCTGGCGAAGCTGTACGGCGAATTCCGCAACTTCGACATGACCAAGGTGCTGGCGGCTCCGGCGGTGGCTGCGGAAATTATGGCAATGGAGCAGATGCAGGATATGGCTTCTGCACAGCCCAATACCATTTTGCTGCCCTTTGGTGCCCAGCTGCAAAAGTGTGCCGGCATGTCCGCAGATTACATCGTAGGACTGGACAACCGCTTTGCACTGGAGATGATCACCACAGACGATGTGCTGCTGGAAACAGACAAGCTGATCGACAGCCAGCTGGACGTGATCACGGTTTCGATTCGTGCGGCGTTCCGCGTGATGCTGAGTGAAGCCGTACATGTGCTGAGCCTGTAAGTTTGTGGAAGCATTGTGCAAAAAGTCCGCCTGACGGCTTTGCACACAAGCTGACAGTACGTTTTCCACACAGCAGTGTGGAAAGTGTATCGTCACATAAAAAATAGTTTTCCACAGGTGATGTGGAAAATCAAGGGAACCGCTGTACGGGTGGGAGAAGTTTTTTCGCGGGAGGGTTTTCCACAGTGTGGAAAACAGTGCAGCAGAACAGGAGGAATAGATCTATGGAAAATCAGGAACAGAATCCGTCCGGCACGGAACTGGAAGCCAAGCTGGAACAGCTGAATCGCTTTACGCGGCGTACCCTCACACAGGAGGAGGTATTCCTCTTTGATGTACGGCTCTGTGACAATGAAATTGATCGGGACGGGGAACGCTTTTCGCTGGAGGCTCTGGAGCAGCTGAAAGCTTTGTTTGTGGGGAAAACCGGCATTTTTGACCACGATCCCAAGGGAGAAAATCAGACTGCACGAATCTATGCTGCGGAACTGGTACAGGAGCCGGAGCGTGTGACCTCTGCCGGCGAAGTGTACACATTTCTGAAAGGGCATGCCTACATGGTACGCACCGATGCCAATCGGGATCTGATTCGGGAAATTGACGGCGGCATCAAGAAGGAAGTGAGCATTTCCTGTGCTGCCGTATCGCAGACCTGCTCGGTCTGCGGCAGTGACCGCCGGAAGAATCCTTGTGCACACCGCGTGGGGCAGCTGTACGGGGAGAAACGCTGTCATGTGGTGCTGTCTGATGTGACAGATGCCTATGAGTGGAGTTTTGTGGCAGTGCCGGCACAGCGGGAGGCAGGGGTGACCAAGCAGTTCGGCATGGAAACCGACGGCGAACGCCGCTGCAAACAGCTGGAACAGCAGCTGCAAAACCGGAACGCTCTGCTGAACCGCGTGGAGAACAGCCTGCGGCAGGAAATTGTGCGGCTGCGGTTTCTGGTGGAGGGCAGTGCGGCACAAGATGCGGTTTCTGCTGCGGTGGAACGCATGTCGCTGGAGGAACTGCTGGGGTTTCAGGAAACGCTCCGCACCAAGCAAAAGCATCTCTGTCAGGCACAGCTGCGGACACCGGAGCCGCAGGAACAGAACGGGGCGTTTCGAATGGGATAAGACGGTGAAACTGAAAAAACGCCGGTTTGCCCCTTGACAAACCGGAGAAAAATGCGTATAATAAAAATAGAAAGAGCATACCGGTAGAC